AGCAGGTGACATTGCTCCCGATTAAGGGATGCACGTATATATGATCGAGTTCAACATCATTTCCACCGGAATAATCACAGAGCAATCGTCTAGCGATTGTTGCTTTTATACCGCCTTCCATGACGCCGAACCGTAGCATGCATACGCACACGATTGATTAGATAAATACAAAAGATAAGAGTAATGGTTGGGAGCCATTCTTATCTTAGGTTTTCGGAAAGACAAATTGAGTCTCTCCTGGACTTGTTAGCCCACGATACATGATTGGTCTTTTTTCGACATACAGACACAATCACAAATAATTTTAATTTTAATTTTAATTTTAATTGAACTTCTAGAAATGCTCCTTTTTCGAACAGAAGCTTCACTAACAACAGAAACACTTTATTATTATTGTTGGATCTTGCAACCAAGATTAGTGCATAAATAATTTGAATTATACAATGTTATAACAGTTGATAAACTTATACCTAATCTTTAGTTTATTTAATATTAACTTGAATAACCATGTTCACCTTGAAATTTAAAGTTGAGTTTGTCAACTACGCAAGAGAGATCAACCGCAGGACCTTTGTATCCACCATACTTTTACTTGCACAACATGACACGAACTTACAACAAACTTTAGACAATTTTAGATACTTATTAGCTTTTGAAACACTCCAATACAGCTTGTGCATGTAATTATGGGTGTCTAAGAATTTGCCTATTTTACTTAGTATAATACATTCTAGTAGTTAAAACTTTTTTGACATCTCTAGTTAGATCTAATTCATCACTAGTACTACCGAATGACCATTTTGAACAAAAATCAAAGTTATACCATTACTACACTAAAACAGTTTTTACACATTGACCAAGACCACATTGCACACCTTGAGCACCAAACTGTCTTTAAGTACCCTTAAAACGACTAGTTTTTTACAATATAACACGCTTGACTTTTTTCACATCTTATTAAGCAACAAAAATCACAACATCATCCCCAGCAGCAATGACAAAACATCTTGGATTATCCCAAGGAGTTTAGAAACCAGCACACATCAAATAGTAATAAGCATATGCAAGAGAACGCCAAGTATTACCAAATGTAGTTTTTGTAGGATGACCAGAAAAGGTTGTGGCATGAATAACATTACATATATAATTGCTTTAAATTTAATAGCGAGTCATACCCATGACTACTTATTTATAATTAGCTATAAAAACTTTGTACACAGCATCAGGCCATTAAATATGAGCAATTCCAGGAACCTTTGTAAAACAGAAATTATCAAGTTGAGTAGCTTGTTACATGATAATTTAGAGAACTTGTTATGTAGGAGCTATAAAAGTATTTGGCATTTTTTACTTTTGAAGCTTTAGCAAATAGTAAATACCAGTGCGCATTTGCTTGAACAATACAGTATCTATAAGTTACATAACAACAGAATTTTGCGTAGAATCAAAAGCACTCCCATCAATACAAATAGCTTTCCAACCCTGACGAACTTTTGATTTTATCAGATCTTTCAATTGATCTTTAGTCAACCCTTGAATGAAAGATGGACAAACACGCTTAACAATTGGCCAAAAAACAGTTTGTAAAGCACACAGAGCACCACATAAAGCCTCAGAAGGAACCATTATATTACGTGGACGATCATCACGATCAAACAAAAATCCTCTCACAACATTGAAAACATTTGAAAAATAAACTTAACCTGCTTTGACCATTGTCATGAAACAACCTTTTGCCTGTTTTTAACCTAACAACAAATTTGCAATATTTTAAATATATCTGATCTTCTTATTCTTATCAAAATTTTTAGCTTTTATGATTTAAAACATGTCAAACTATTGCAACTTCAACAATTATTAGTTCATAGCTTTACCGAACTATATAATTTGCTTTCCCATTTTCTCAGTGAAATCAACAACAACATCAGCACTAGGACTTAAATTACAAGCAAGCTGTCGATGATAGACACCATAAATAGCATTATGAACACTTTTCGAACTCCATTCATATTAAATCTATTATGACATCAAACTCCAACCAGTCATAGTACTTTTCGCAACTGTACTAACTTATTAACTATAAAAAACTGGCTATGGGTGCTTTCTCAACCAATCATTAACAATATCTACACTAGCATTTGAGAATTAACGATATTATTAACTAACTAAATAATCTGCAACATAAGGAACTTCTGGAACTGGCTTGACAAAGAAAGTTTCCCTTTAAACTGTAAATTTGGTGGCAGCAACAAACGGATTCTTGAACTTTTTGACAAATCCTAAAAACTATTTAATCAATGGAAGACGAGTTTCTTTAGTTGTCTTATTGTCAAAACGATGAATATCTTACATATCTTAGAACTTTCCACCAAATCGCATAGCACGACACTCTTTCTAAGTATATTCACGACGGTTAACCATATTTCGTTTTTTAATAAAGCCGTCATCATCATCATCAGCCTCATAATCCTTTTTCTACTTGTTGCATAAGGATTCTGCAACCTCATCCATCTACTTCTCTCTTCTTACACATTATTAGCACTGAAAACGTAAGAAACAACCTCTAATTTAAGACCAAAAAATAAACGAATTAGCAATTGATACCATTTATTTCTATAACATTAGATTTTAAAACCACCAGCACTGATATCATGATTCCTCAAACAATAATCAGAGACTTTCTCGAAGTCGTCACTATGCAATTATTTGAACTTGAACTAACGAACATTATTTGTACACCATCTTTATTTAGCACTTGAAAAAGCAGAAACAGTTTTCAATAATGCTGGAAGACTCGCAATGTACTATTACAAATAAACAGCCTGAGTAGAACCTGAACAAGTATGTCTCGGTATATAGCATTTCTCGAGAACCAAACTTGTAAGCATTGTGTCAACATAAACCTGACTGTACCATCCATAATCAATGTGTATTTGACAATCTTTTATACGATAATTGAAATGACGATTTAAACTTTAAGCACGATTCTTTTGCACATCAACTAAACAACCAGCAGAAGTATTTTGATAAACTTTAAAAGAACCTTCACCCATCATCATTTGATATTCGCCTGGGACACTTGTATACTACATACCACTAAGCATCAAACGACCGTTCTGATTGATTGAAAATTGTTTGTCCAATAACATTTACGGACGACTACAAATATAAATGATTTTACCTTAAAACCCTCTCAGAACTTTCTCAAAATCTTTTTCTTTTACAACAGGAAGCCTCTACATGATACGAGTCTACAAGTTCAATCTTTCAAGTTTACGACCCCAAGACTATTCATTCGCATTATTATAAACAATATCACAACTTGTTAATTCCGGTCTTACAGGTTGATAAGTAATTGGATATTGATACCTAAGAATTAGTTTTTACAATTAACTAGGAGTTAAAACTTTTTAAATAGCTTGGGATAAATGGAATGGAACTCCAGCAATAACTTAAGTCACGTCGGCATGTTACCACATCTGATTTATCACATTAACAATATCGTTCATAGGAGCGACAAGAACGTGATTTGTCCAATATCTGTCAGCACGAGCAACCATAAGAGGAACCGAAGCCAATTGAATAGCAGTTAAATTAGGTTTCAGCTTTGTTTAGTCAACAACATCTTCAAATCTCAAATAAAATAGCTCAGAAATCATGTCAGCAGTTTAATTATAATTACCTCCAATATCGACGATCTTGAGAACCGGATTCAATACATGGAAAGGAACAACGCCTCTCATACCCATGAAAGCAGGAAGATTATTAGCTTATTTTAAATATGTGAGCTACTACAAATATTATTTAATGGCTACATTGACACTTTTTATTCTCAATTTATCTTAAACTGCTTGATGATTGGACATACCTTAATGAGAAAAACTACTTTTTGACAACTATTAAGTAGAAAAACCAAAACCAACAGCATTCAACAATGTGTTAAAAACTTTTGAAATATAACCACGAGGAACACTTACAATTTTATTTTTAGCTTTTAATAAAGTGTAAGGCTTGACTTTCGATTCATTCCTTGTGACACAAACAGGTGGAACGAAGAGATCAAGAGTTTTAGCTTTGTCAATATTCTTGGTGAATTATCGGTTAATTTGCTTTTATTTGTAACCCTACACATTCATCAGTTGCAATTTGCTTTTGTTTTGACAATAAATAGTATACAAGTACAAGGCACTAAGTAAAAAGAAGCTATACGACAAGCTTCGCAAAATCCATCCAATGTCAATACTAAATATGCCAGCAATGTTACTATAACTCATCTCACGTTTTTACATCACATCAAACACATATTGAGACTACAATACAGTTCCGCGAAGATGATACTACAAAACCTTGACAATTTTTTCGACAGCCTTCTTCTGCAATTTCTTGGGTGCTTTAATAACGAAACCATCCACAAAGAAAATGACTGTACTCAACAATTTCCAAGTTATAAAACCAACACAACCTCTGAATATAGTTATAACATTAAACTTGAAAATAACAAAGTGATAATACAATATCAAGCACAAATTCATGAAAAAGATAGGAAAAGCAACACCACTAAGCAAATGACCTATGAATTTGTACACAAACGACGCAGCTTCAGAAGTACATTACACACTTTGTACACCTAATCTATTTTTTAAAACACAGAATTCAAGAGCAGTATATTTTTAAAAATAGAAAGAAAGACCGAACAATATAGTACCATTGATGAACAACATTAACGAGACTTGTTTTTTGAGATACCACATTACAATCAACCACTGAAGAGTTACAACTATTAGAGCATAAATAACGTATGAATATGACACAAGACCCGTAGCTACAGAGGCATAATTCAAAACCCGACAACCTAAATCTTCATTATCAATATTACAAACACGACCAAACATAGCATACTAATTAACATTTTATTATTTATAAACGATCTTCTATGTGGCAGCAATAAATTTAAATGCAGATTTGATTTTCTTTTTCTAGATATCCTACAATCTTTGCTTGACTTTCATTTAAATTTTTTACTTTTGCTTATACTATTTCTATGGGACTACTTACTTCTTAATGGTCGGTTAAATAACATAGCTTGTGATTTATTTAACTTCAACTTCATCACTGATCCACAAATCATCATGTTTAGCTTTTGACATGGATGTAGCATACAATAGTGATTACTTTGATAAAATAGTTGAGGGAAGAACAGCTTTATGATTCCCTAACTTGCTTCTCATGACAAACAAAGCCCATTATTTCTAATTTTACAATGAGTAAGTGTTAGCACATAAACTCTCAATTCTTTCTTTGGCTTAAAAGATTCTCGATGCTAACTTACTACCTTTCTTCAACTTTGCTTGATTTTATTCTCTGAATAGTTTCTTCTGTTACAATTTCACTTATTCTCTCATAATATTTTATTTATTAATTACTTTGTGATTTTAGCATTTCACACGAACTTATAATTAATAGGGAATGACTTATTACATTTTTTACACTTCCGAAAATAAAATATTGTAAACATATTCAGAATCCAAGATCTTTGCTGTTTATTCAAAAGCTACATGACCATAAGTCTTGTTCTTATCAACAATGAAGACTAAAACAGGTGTATTTCCATTCTTCGGCTTTTTCTCTACTTCACCCAAGTAATCATCAATGTGAACGAATCTGATATTGCCAATAGTTTAAATAATGCCTCTAATATCACTCATGTTTGTCTCTTTCTTGTAATTGTCGACAATTGCTTTGCTGAATTTGACAAAATTTACATAGCGTTCAGTTTCATCACCCTGAAAACGCAAGACATTTAACAGACACTTGAAGAAGCAATACTTGTCAGTGACATTTCTGAGTTTATGACCACCTTGATTAACTAAATATTATTAATTTTGCATTTTTGAATTATAAATCTCAAATCGTTCACCTTTATATTAATAAACCATTTAGTTGTTCATGTTATCCCTTATAACAGGGAGTGTCTGAGCAAACTTCTTCTTTATTGCCCCAGCATTCAATCCATCAATTAGTTTTACACACTTAGCACTTTTTAAACTATTGATTTTTTATTTAACGCTTTAACCTTAGCCCCCAAAAACAACATGTATGAATTTAGCATTTTATTCAAATGTAGCTTAGCTGTGATACTTGATTTTACTCAAAACTTTAATTAGATTTTTCACAGAAATGGGCATGTTTACCAATTGACCTTCAATAAAATAGTTGTAATTACTAGCACCTTATTTAACAACTACAGTAGTATCAGGCAAGCACAATTTTGTCCAACAAGATAATCTAACTCGCCCCCCGACGATTTAGCTTAACTTGACTTCTTTCAAAAATTATTGTACTACTTACTTTTTAACTGGCTTTTATTCAATCATCTTGCTCTAAACATTAATATTATTAGCTTTTTTAAAATGTTAGAGGCGCTCATCATGACTCCTGAGCTTTTTGTTTTCCATTAACTATTTGACATATTTTTAATAAGCAATTTAATCTTAAAATAGTTAAGCTCGTATTTTTTCTACAAGTGTCGGCTATTTCTTTTTAATTGAAGCCACAACCTTCTTGTTTTCTCTTCTCAATCTTCTTTTTTATTTTGATTTGGCTGAATGGCGACCAGTCTAGATTATGACATTATCAAAATAAGCACCAAAATCTTAATCATCATTTCGCATATTATATTTAGCATCCCGATTAGATCTGATTGAGGATTGACGCTTGCTAGATTTAATTTAACTTTAATATCTTTATTAAGCTTTTTGATTCTTTCTAGCAATTCTCTGTTTTTAAATTCTGAGCTGTTTCAATTAACTAGCTTTTTATTATGATATTTGCTTTTATTTATTTTTTCTAACATAAGCAGCCCATGACAATTATGGCTTGTAGTTTTATGATAGTTAAGCATTTTACATTTAATTTGCCAAATACACATAGAATCTTGGATCAGAAGACTTTTTAGAAGATTATTTGATGTTTTAAATCACTTAACCTTGTAGAAGTCTCATCCAAAGGAGAGCGGTGAACAGATTAAAGACACCGTTTTTCAAGATTTAGGGCTCTTGAC